GCGCGCTGGGCTGTAGTGAACGACCCGCAGACATTACGCGAATTGCTTAACGCGTTCCGCAAAAAAACACGAGGCACTCGTGACCGGATTGGCGCTCAAATGGCCGGACAACTCGTCGCCGGTTTCGATGCGTCCGAGCTTGTCTTGAGAGGCTACCGCCGCCGTGCCACTATCACCGAAAATACAAACGCCGAAATAACGGTCGCAACTTAAGCCCTTTGGCGGGGTGTGCTACTGTCTGCAAAGACGTAGTTGCACTTAAAGTGGAGTCGCTCCGCGCCCCGCCTCTTTTGCGACACAGTCTATTAACCCAAAAAACCAAAACAGAAAGAACCAAATAAATGTGTAAACTCGCAGCGTGGACAACCACCACCAACAACCCACTCAACAAAGCCACCGCCGCTCGCGCCCTGATCGCCGCTAAACAAGCGATTAAATGCCAGCAAGACGGTTTCGGCTTTGCCCAACACGGTAACACCGGACTACATGGCCGATTCGTCAGCCCCTCCGATTTTGTCGGACTGGATGCCCTGCCAACCCTAACCCGCACCGCTGGAGCAGCCGCCGCAGCCTTCGCCGTGACCACACGAGCACAGCAGACCGGAAACTACCGACCGACCCGCTCGCTTATCGTCCACGGACGCACAGCTACGATGGGTCGCGGACTGGACAATACGCACCCATTTCGCAAAGACGGATGGACGCTCGCGCACAATGGAGTTGTCACGTGGGACGGTCAGCCGTCCGAGTCTCACAAATCCGTCACGTGCGACTCTCAACACCTCCTCCTCTGCATGACCGAAAACGCAACCGACGAGACACGCAAAAAAGATTTGGAGAATGTCCAAGGTTACGCCGCCTTTCTCGCGCTCGCACCGGATGGCCGATTAATTGTGGCGGTTGATGCCACCGCTCCCCTTTACGCAGGAATCACAAATAAGGGACGCTGGATTTTTGGCACAACTCCCGCAATCGTGAATGCCATTGCCGCCGCATGGAGGGCCACCAACGTCTCACCGTTTGCCGTGGAGCCGTGGACATGGCTCTCATTTGCCCCAAATGCCAAGGAACCAACCGTGAGCAAATGGAGCCACAAGCGCAGTACGTGGGAACAAGACCAATTCAGCGGTCGCAGCCTAGGACGAGGAACCGCAAAAAAATGGCGCAAAGAGTATACCGAGACCGACGAAAAAGCTTTTGTCAGTTTCCCTGACTACGAGCCAACCCGAAAAGACGTGGAGGAATGGCATTGGACAAAGTAAAAGTGCTCGGCTGGGTCATCACCGCGCTTAACCTCGTATTCTGGTGGCTCCTGGTCAAATTTATTGACCGAAGTTAGACCGCCGCAAATAAACACGCCGCCGGCCCCACCTCGAACAGAGCACAGGCCGGCGGTTTTTTGCGTTCACTATCACGCCCCCTAATCTCATTTGATTCTCATTATCAATTTTCCAAAAATTTTTTTTGAAGGCAGTTTGATCTTTTGGATGCTCGCTTCGCTCGCATTATGTTGTTGATCTGTTGGTAACTCGCTTCGCTCGTGTTATGTTGTTTATCTGTTGGTAACTCGCTTCGCTCGTGTTATGTTGTTGATCCACACGTAACGCTCACTCCGTTCGCTTTAGGCAGTTTCACTATCAGCATTGGGCAATTTTGACTTTTCAATTTCAAATCTGAGCGGCAGCCAATATTGGTTTTTCATTTTTAGATTGGCCGGCGATTTTAGTTTTTCAATTTCAAATTAACCGGATTGATCGGTCACTATCATCCTTGCTGTATTTTGGATAATCAAATTTCACCAGCAGCAGCACGACCCTCCACCCCTTTTGGCATCCTTGCTGTATTTTTGAAATCCGTAAACAGTTGGCACGGTTCTTGCTGGTAAAAAATGTTGGCACGATTCTTGCTAAAAATTCAAAAAAGATTTTTTCAAAAAGTTCTTGATCTTTTCAACCCATCGCATAGACTTTCCCCTGTAAGAAATGAGCACAATCAACATCAGACCCAATGGGAGTTTCCTCGTCTCCGTTCACAAGAACAACAAACGAGTTCGCCGCACGTTCAAAACAAAGCACGAGGCTGAATTGTTTCTTGCTGAGAACCAAGTGAGGGCTTTGAAGAACAACACCAGCATCTTTCACGTTGCGCTGTCGGAGGCTCCCAAAACAGTTGGAGAGCTTCGTGACCGAGTTCTTTACGGCTTGTGGAAAGGAACACGAGCAGAGAAAACCGTGACCATCAACAGCCAAAGCGTTGAGGACTTTTTCGGTAAGGACACTGAGCTTGAAGCTGAGTTGTTCTCACCGGAACGCATCGACCAGTTCATTCATCATTTTCAAGCTAAAGGAAACAAGAAAGGCACGATCAACCTCAAGCTCTCAGCTTTGAACCGGATGCTGACTTACGCTAAAGAACGGGGATGGTTGAATGTCAACACCAAGATCCGTGGTCTTAGTCAGGATCGTGGACGAACTCGTTTTCTAACCAATGAAGAAGAAGCAAAGTTGATTGGGTTGACAAAGCAGTTGAAACGTCCAGACCATGCTGACTTGTGGATGTTCCTCATTGATACCGGAGCACGAGTTGGGGAAGCTCTCAAGCTGGAGTGGAAAGATGTTAGGTTTGTTTCTGATCAACACAACCACAATGAAGTTACCTTTTGGCATACCAAGAATGGTGAGTTCAGGACTGTCCCGATGACCAGCAGGGTAGCTAACATGATGATGACTAGCAGGGCTAGTGGAAAGCAGCGTCCTTTTGAGATGACTCAATGCAACGTCAACTACGTCTGGCAATGTGTTAAGACCAGCAACACAGCTTGGGCTAACGATTCCGAGTTCGTTCCCCACGCTTTGCGTCATACCTGTGCTTCTCGACTTGTGCAACGTGGAGTTCCGCTATACACTGTGATGCACTTCCTTGGACACAAAGATTTGCACATGACTACACGTTACGCTCACTTGACATCAGCAAATTTTGGAGACGCAGTTGCGGCTCTGGAAAACAACATCAACACATCTATCAATGAATAAAAACGAAATCCAAGACATCCTAATTGCACTTGTAACCCTGTTTGCCGTGGCTATCTCCAAGCTCACAATGCTTGCCTTGTGTGTTTGGGTAGTTGTGGAAGTGCTCAGAATCCTCAAAGTTATCTAATGACTTACTTAACCTACAAAAAAAGTGACCTGAAACCTAAGCGTAAACCTCTTACTTTTGGAAGGTTTTGGTTTTTCATCACATTGGCTTTTCTTCACCATCTTGGGAAGTTGGGACAAATAGCTTTAGCTACTATTGTCATAATCTACATCCTCAAAGCATTTGAAATTTTGAAGTGAGCGCATTTATTATCCAATCACAGCTTGAAGACACAATAGACTTGTTAAGCAAACGCAACGTCATATTGTCGATGGACAACGCAGAGTTGAAACGAAACCTACGCAAAGCTAGGGCAACAGTTCACCAGCTTAGGCTCCAGCGGAAACGTCTTAACCAGATAGTGAAAGAGTTAAACAAATGCGTAACGATGAATACCAACAGATCGTGGACAGAGTTACAAAAAAAGTAAACCTTTCAAATACGTTTAGGATTTTCTTTCACAGACCTAACGGAGTTTTAGACGGTTACTTTAACAACATCAACGGAAACAATCTCAAAGAAGTCTTGAACACACTTCCTAAACTATGGATTGCAGTTGTGTTCAACATTTCCGAAAACGAATTTCAATTCAGCAGAAACAATTTTTAACGTGTATGCACAGCAACATAATCTAACAGCAAACAAAAACTCTGGGGAGGGTTTTGCGCCAAAAGAAAACCGTTGCTCCCTACATACACGTTAAACCCCTTTTATGGTAAAACCCAAAGAAACAAAATGGTTGGTTCAGTCCGGTAAAGACGTAGTTGATCTATGTGGTTACGGGTTGACCAAAGAACAAGCAGACAACCTGAAAACCAAACTGAAAAACGAGGAACACAAGCACGTTAGGATCAGGAAAGAAGATCCTCATTATCCTTCATGGCCCTTGGAGTTTGATGCCGAGCATGAAGAACGGATTAAAACGATGATAGCTTCAAAAAAGCTGTTAAAAAATGAACAGAACATCCGCACCTAGACCCGATTGGGATACATGGTTCATGGGACTTGCTGTCGCCGTAGCGTCCCGAAGTGAAGACCCCCATCAAAAGGTGGGGTGTGTAGCTGTCCGTCAGGATCTAAGCATTGTTGGTGTGGGATACAATGGGGTTCCTTCTGGTGTCGAAATAGATTGGTCTAACAGAGATGCCAGAAGGCCCATTGTTATCCACGCTGAAGCCAATGCCCTACGCTACGCAAAGCCTCACGAAGTCAGAGTTCTTTACGTGACCCTGCTTCCATGTCCATCCTGCCTGACCCTCATTGCGTCCTACCGCATCCCTGCGGTGCGTTGTATGTGTCCGTTGGATAGGTCAAACGACATCCCTAATGCCCTTGAGATAGCGCAAGCTCTTGGTATTCAACTCAACATCAGTATGCCTAACAATGGATAATCAGCTTACTCTGGAGAAAAGCCAGATTGAGGAGGGTAAGCTACGGTATCGAAAACGGTTGAACAGCCTTGAAAGCTCCGAAACCTATTGGGGAAACAACCTTCTTAAACAAGCCGTTCCTAATTTTAAGAAAGCTATTTCAGATTGGTTTGATTCACAGAAAAGTTCCCGTGCTGGGAACATTGCTTACTTTTCGGAAATAAGGAAAGTTCTTTCCTCTTGGGATATAGCCGAAGCTGCTACTCAGGAAATTATTAACTCCCTTACTACTGGTGAGGGAATGAACAGAGTGTGCTTACTGGTAGGACACGCTATTGAGTTCCGGTTTGTAATGAGCAAAGCACGAGCAAAGATTGGGAACAAAGAGTGGGATCACATTGTTAAAAACTTTATCAGCAAGCATCATTCCTTGAGACACAAACAAGATTCATTACGGGACATTGTGGAAGATAAAGGCTTTGTTTTTGATTTTAGCACCAAGCAACGTCTCGCCATTGGAAACTGCCTTGTCCATTTGTTCCATAGCAGCACCGGACTTATTGAGTTCATAAAGCTCCGCACCCCTAATTTTCGCTACAGAATCCACGTAGTAATGTCTGAAGAAGCAAAGCAATGGGTGGAAAAGGTAAACGAACATTGCGAAATAATGAATCCAGTTCGTTACCCGATGATAACCCCTCCCGAAGATTGGCAACCATTCCAACTGTATTCCGGTGGGTATAAGATGGATGAGAATAAGTTACCGTTAATCAAATCGCATCACCGTCTGCATCATTTGGTTCCACGAAACAACCCAATGAGAAACGTGATAGAGGCTGTTAACGGTCTGCAAAAAGTTCCGTGGAAAATCAACACACAAGTTCTTGAAGTGGTTGATAAATTCTTCTCAGAAAAACGAAGCATCAACGACATTCTTCCGTTCCACGGCTTGCAGGATTTACCTCAAAAGCCATACGACATGGAAACCAACGAGGAAGCACGGAAGTATTGGAGGCGACAAGCCAACATGGTTTACCGCTCCAACTACGAGAACAAGACTCGTTTCTTCCTTATCGCCAAAACAATCCACATTGCTCGCTTACTCAAGGGACACAGCAAATTCTGGTTCCCAATGCAGTTGGATTTTAGAGGACGTATGTATTACTCAACCGAGTGTTTGCAACCTCAAGGAAGCGACTTGGCCCGTGGGCTACTTACCTTTGGTGAATCCAAACCCCTCAAAAACGATGAAGACTTTTCGTGGTTTTTTATCAACGGAGCCAACAAGTTTGGTATGGATAAGGAGAGCTTTGAAGTCCGGTTGCAATGGGTAACAGACAACTTTGAAAACATCCGAAGGAGTGCTGAAGATCCTTATTCTGAAACGTGGTGGACAACGGCTGACAAACCTTGGCAGTTCCTAGCGTGGTGTTTTGAGTATTGGAGATTCCACACCAGAACAACCGAAACATTTGAAACAAGCCTTCCGTGTGGGATTGATTCGACCAACAACGGTTTACAAATCCTTTCCCTGCTTTGTCGGGATTTGAACACGGCAGTTTTGACCAACGTGATTGCCCCTTCCAAAAAAGCAGGGCCAAATGACATTTACCGAACCGTCTTGAACCGAGTCATTTCAAAACTTCAAGAGACAAACGATGAGCTTTCCAAGCAACTTCTCCAAAGCGGCTTGTTGAGACGTTCCGTAGTCAAAGTTCCGGTAATGGCTATGCCTTACGGAATCAAACCCCACGGGACGCTGGAAGCTATTGATGCTGAGTTCAAACGGATCAGCTTCAACGAGCCTAAAACTTATGACATACTACCAGATAACGTGAGGCGAAATGCGGCTCTACTTCTTGGTAATGCCATACGAGACGTTATCGGTGATCTTTTGAACGGGCCGAAGGAAGTCATGGAGTGGCTTAAAGAAACAACGAAGAAAGTTTCCAACCAAAACGTGTTCGTCCAATGGCTAACCCCTAGCGGATTCAAAGTGGTGTGTGCCTACCCAAAATCCACTGTTGAGTCATACAATTTGGTATGGAACGGAAAAGCAGTAAACCGTTCATCTATGGTGGAGGACTATTCAACGGTCAGTTCCAGAACCACAGTCAACTCAATCTGTGCCAATTACGTCCACAGTCTTGATGCTTCCGTAGCCCACATTGTTTCCCAACGTGCTTCTGAAATGGGCATATCTCTTGGGGTCATACATGATTGCTACGCAACCCATCCAAGTGATGTTCAAGCTGTAATCTCTTTGGTGCGAGACACTTACGCCGATATGTTTTCCGTGAATTTACTGGAAGATTTTCGGCAGCAGCTATCGTGCCAAGTAACCAAAAACAAACCCGAAAAAATTTTCAGCATTGATGAAGATTTTCCTATTGACCAAGTGCGTCAGTCCGAATACTTTCTCTGCTGAATCAACAAGGATTCATGTAATCAAAATGAACGAAAGACCAAAATACATCCGTCTCGTCAGCCCTAAAGGGGTGGCTGTCTATCCGAGGCTCAACACCCCTTCAACGAAGTTCAAGGAGGAAGGCGAATATTCAGTTCGACTCGCAATTCCTGTGGCAGATGCATCCCAATTCCTTGAAAAGATCAAAAGCGTTGCACGGGAGTTCTACACGGAACAATGCGCTCTCTTGAAAAAAGAGAAGCTAAAGGTTCATCCTTTCCCTTGGGAAGAAGATGGTAACACCGTTACCGTCAAGTTCACCAATGTCGCTAAGATTACGTCGAAGTCCGGTCAGGTTTACGAAATGAAAGTTGCCCTTCTTGATACCAAGGGTAATCCTATTACCGATCTCATCGGTGGTGGTTCAGTTCTTAAAGTGGCATCGGAAGTTAAGCCTTGGTATGTTCCCGCATTGGGAGTCGGCGTTAGCCTCAGATTGAAGGCAGTTCAGGTTCTTGACCTGAAGGCTCCCTCTCAGTTGGTTAGTGCGGAACAGTTCGGCTTCTCAACTGACGAAGAAGGCTTTGTTTCGGGTGGCGAGACATTCAGTGATTCACTGTTTGGCTCCGATCAGCCGAAAGAGCCTTCCGAGGCGAGCAACACCGCAACGTCTGGGGGGGAATTTTAATCCTCCATTAACCGAGACAATGCTAACCCATGCCTAACCGAAGACGTAAAAAATCAGAAGCAAAGCGTGGGTTACGTTATCGCTCCAAATTGGAAGACGGGGTAGCAATCCAAATTCAGTGTTACAGCACGTTTGAATATGAGTCAAAAAAAATCCCATTCGTGGTTTCGGAATCTTGTGTTTACATTCCAGATTTCATACTACCTAATGGTATTCATATTGAAGCAAAAGGCTATCTACGTAGGGAAGATCGTAAAAAACTTCTTCTCGTAAAAGAGCAACACCCTGATCTTGATTTGCGCCTCGTCTTCCAATGCGCGAGCAACAAAATAAATAAACGGTCTAAAACGACTTACGGCCATTGGGCCACAAAACATGGATTCCTTTTTTCAGACAACGGACGAGTCCCTAAACAGTGGCTCCTCCAACCTTGTAAGACACATACCCTGTGAAGCGTGTGGCTCAAGTGATGCCAATGCTCTTTACACGGACGGACACGAATACTGCTTTAGTTGCAAGGCTTACAAACACGGTGATTCTTCACCAACAATAAAATCTCGCACTAATATGAGTTTTGAACCAGTAGCGGGGGAACATCGTCCCTTGCAGAAACGCGCAATCAACGAGGAAACAGTCCGTAAGTGGGACTACCAAGTTGGTATCTACAACAACCAGCCTGTTCACATTGCCAACTACCGTAACCTTCAAGGTGAGTTAGTGGCTCAGAAACTACGGTTCCCTAACAAAGAGTTCATCATCAAAGGGGATGCTTCCAAGATGGGCCTTTACGGTCAGCATTTGTGGAAAGATGGCGGTAAGATGATTGTTGTTACCGAAGGGGAAATTGATGCCCTGTCGGTGTCTCAAGTTCAGAACAACAAATGGCCCGTGGTATCCGTTCCTAACGGAGCACAAGGAGCCTTGAAAGCGGTCAAAGCTAACATCGAATACTTTGATAACTTTGAAACTGTGGTGTTCATGTTTGATAACGACGAGCACGGAATAAAAGCTGCTAAGGAGTGTGCTTCCATTCTCAAGCCTAATCGGGCCAAGATTGCTACTCTTGAAGCCAAGGATGCCAATGACCTTCTTGTTTCCGGTAAGGGAGCCAAGATCATTGACGGTGTTTGGAGTGCCAAGAGCTTCCGTCCAGATGGCATTGTAGATGCGGCTCAAATGTGGGATGCGCTGGTTAACGCCCCAAAGATGGAGTCTATTCCCTACCCGTGGATCGGTCTGAATGACATGACAAGAGGGATACGTAAGGGTGAGCTTGTCACGCTTACCGCTGGTTCTGGTATCGGAAAGAGCCAGATATGCCGTGAGATTGCCCACTGGCTTGTTCAGTCCGGTCAGAGTGTTGGGTATATCGCACTTGAGGAAAGTGTTCGCAGAACCGTTTTGGGGATGCTTGGAATCCACCTTAACCGTCCGTTACATCTCGATATGAACGTCTCTGAAGAACAACTCAAGGAAGCGTTTAATGAAGTTATCGGCGGGGGTAAGTTCTTTACCTACGACCATTTTGGCTCCATTGAGTCTTCTAATCTCCTTAATCGCATTAGGTATATGGTTCATGGATGTGAGTGCGGATGGATTATCTTGGATCATTTGTCTATTGTTGTAAGCGCATTTGGGGATGGAGACGAGAGGAGGCTTATTGATTCGGTGATGACCAAACTACGCTCATTGGTTGAAGAATTGAAAATTGGAATCATCCTCGTTTCCCACCTAAAGCGTCCTGATGGTAGAGGACATGAAGAAGGTGCGTCAACATCCTTGTCACAACTCCGTGGTTCTGCTGGTATTGCACAACTCAGCGATATGGTGTTAGGATTGGAGCGTAACCAGCAAGATGAGCAAAACAAACACCTTACCAGAGTCCGTGTCCTCAAGAACCGCTTCAGTGGAGAAACTGGGCTTGCTTGCAATCTTCTTTACATACCAGATGAAGGACGTTTGCGGGAAACCCATGTTGAAGCTGATGTCCCAGACGAACTAGCCAAAAAAGGAGAAAGTGATTTTTAGTAAAATGAAAACCAACAAACGCTACGAACAAACGGAGTTTGATTTCTCTAAAAAGATGAAACGCAAACCCAAGTCCAACAACCAAAAGAAAAAGCTGATTAAGCAGATCAGAGAGGAAGAAACCCAAATCCAACTTAAATTATCTTATGAACTCTGACCCTAAAAATCTAAAAGCTATCTACGACGAAATGTATGGGATAAAGCCTCGTCGCGTGGCCGAAGTGGGGGTTAATGATCCACACCTGTGCTCGCTTTTGTCATTTATTAACGAGGGTATTCCCACCTTACTTGTCGAACCTTTACCGTCTTGCTGCCAGAATTTGCGTGACGCTTTTACTGGAAAGACAGTAGAAGTTATTGAAGGTGTCATAGGCGACAAAGAAGGAAGCGTCCTTTTGTATGACCGTGGGGCGGGTAGTTGGATAGAAGATGTTCCGAAAGGTGGAGCACCGGACGAACACCCAAACGGTTGCAATACGAAGCGGGAGGAGTTTAATCATAGCTATGTCCGCACGGTGCGAAGCTACCGCTGGCAAATGGTTGATCCCAGCGACATTGACGTTCTTTGCGTTGATACGGAGGGAGCAGAGTGGTTTGTTGTGCGTGAAATGATTAGCCGACCAGCATTGGTGCGCTGTGAAATGCACTTCCCTCCTACTGGGTGGATGAATCCCCATAACGCAGCGATTCGACAGAAAATGGAAGAAATGGGTTATACTGTGATCGGAGAAGACGTAAGTGATGTTCTTTGGGCGAGGACAACTAAATGACCTTACTTTTTGACACCGAGACAGACCACTTGATTGAGAAAGCTACCAAGGTTCATTGCCTTGTTACTTACAATGTCGAGACAGGTAAAATCAGTCGGTTCAATTCGCTATTCGGGAATATCGAACAGGGATTGAAACTCCTTGAATCCGCTACGCAAATCGTGGGACACAACTCCCTTGGTTTTGACGTTCCGGTTCTCAAGAAACTCTACCCTTCCTTCAACCCGAAGCGTGTTCTGGATACCCTCGTGTTTACCCGCTACATCTGGGCAGACCTAAAAGATCGGGACTTCCAACGTCTGTCAAAAGACGCTGAGTTTCCTAGGAAATTGATTGGTTCTCACAGCCTTAAAGCGTGGGGCTACCGTCTCAAAGTTCTCAAGGGAGACTTTAAGGAAAACAACTCCTTTGAAAACTGGTCGCAAGAGATGGAAGATTATTGCGTTCAGGATGTCATGGTTACTAAGCGGCTGTGGGAGCTTGTTCAGGGGAAGACTCCAGACCCAAGATCCGTTGAATTGGAACACACCTTTGCCGAGCTTATCTACGGTCAGGAAAAAAGTGGTTTCAAGTTCGATGTCCGTAAGGCTCAAGACTTGTATGCCGAGCTTGCCATGAAGCGGGTGGACATTGAGCAAGAGCTTCAACGTGTCTTTGAACCGAAAATTGAAGTGATGAAAAAGCGGCACTACCTTTTCTTTGACAAGGTGTTTTCCACAAAGGGGGAAGCTACTGCCTATGCTAAAGTTTGGGCAAGGGAACAAACCATGACCCAAAAGGATGCCCTTGCTCTCATCAAGGAGGGGGAACCCTTTAAGAAAGAGATTCCCTTCAACTGTGGTAGCCGTGAGGAAATTGCCAGAAGGTTCAAGGAGAAATACGGATGGGAGGCGAAAGAGTTCACACCTGACGGAAAACCGAAGATGGATGAATCCATTCTCTCGTCCCTTGACTTCCCTGAAGCAAAGCCCTTGCTGGAATACCTGACCATTCAAAAGCGTATTGGTCAGCTTGCCGAAGGTAAGGAAGCGTGGATTAAGCTGGAACGAAACGGACGTATTCACGGACGGGTCAACACTAACGGAGCCGTTACCGGACGTTGCACACACAGCAACCCCAACATTGCTCAAGTTCCCGCTGTCCGTGCTGCTTACGGTAAGGAGTGTCGTTCCTTATTTACTATGGATACTGGCAACAAGTTGGTAGGATGTGACGCTTCAGGTTTGGAGCTACGTTGCCTAGCTCACTACATGGCTAAATGGGATGACGGAGCTTATGTTAAGGAGTTGTTGGAGGGCGACATTCATACAGCCAACCAAACGGCTGCTGGACTCCCTACTCGTGACGATGCCAAGACCTTTATCTACGCTTTCCTTTACGGTGCGGGGGATGCCAAGATCGGCTCTATCATCGGTAAGGGGCAAGAAGAAGGTAAAGCCTTGCGGGAAAACTTCCTACGGAAGACCCCTGCTCTCCGCTACCTTAAAGAAGCTGTGGAAAAGGCTTCAAGTCGGGGATACCTTATCGGTTTGGACGGAAGACATCTTGTAGTTCGTTCCCAACACGCAGCACTTAACACCCTGCTACAATCGGCAGGAGCCTTGGTTATGAAGAAAGCGGCTTGTTTCCTGTGGGAAGGATACCGTGGGGTATTTCCTTGGAAGTTTGTTGCTAACATCCATGACGAATGGCAAATCGAAGTAGCGGCTGAAAACGCACCCCTCATAGGCTCTGCGTCAGTTCAAGCCATGAAAGACTCAGGGGAATATTTCAGCTTCCGCTGTCCCTTGGACGGAGAGTTCCGTATCGGTAATAATTGGGCAGAAACACACTAACATGGACATAAAAGACACCGATCTAGCTTACGTTGGAGGATACTTTGATGGAGAAGCGTGTATTAGGTGGTCATCCTATTCACCTAAAATTGGAGTCCAAAGTTGTAACCCAAACCCCTTAAATTTTATTTGTAATCTTTTTAATACTGGGAACAAAGTGATTTTAGATAAGCGAAGAACCTCAGTAGGAAAACCTGTGTATCGTTTAGAATACTACGGAATAAAAGCTATAAATATTTTATCACAAGTTAGCCCCTACATGATTGAGAAAAAACCTCAATCCGAGAAATTAATACAAATGTTTAACCTAAGAGAAGAAATCAAAGCAGAAAAAAATAAACGACATAAATGAAACGCACACTACTCATTGACGGAGATACAATCGCTTACCAGCAATCAATCATATCGGAAGTTCCGGTAGATTGGGGTGATGGGTTTTGGACACTACACAGCTACGCTAAAGAAACCATAGCGGCTGTGGAAGACCGGATCGTTAACTACAAAAATGATCTGGAAGCTGATGAAATTGTTATCGCTTTATCAGATTCCAAAAACTTCAGGATGTCGATTCTTCCTTCCTACAAGGAAAACCGCAAAAAGGGCCGTAAACCCCTGTGCTTGGGGGATGTCCGAGAACATCTCATCTACAACCACAAAGCTGTAATCATCCCTACCCTAGAGGCTGATGACGTTATCGGGATCATGGCTACGGAAAACACCCACCGGAACACAGAGTTCATCATTGTAGGCATTGATAAGGACTACAAAACCATTCCAGCCAAGACCTACAACCCGAACAAACCGGACTTGGGGATTGTTGAGCAAAGCCCTTTGGAAGCTGATCGGTTCTGGATGATGCAATCCCTTATGGGGGATGCTGTGGACGGTTACAAAGGCTGTCCTACAGTCGGCCCCAAGAAAGCTGAAACACTGCTTGGGGAGCTAAAAGACTTTGATTCCATGTGGCTCAAAGTGGTGGAAACCTATGAGAAACAAGGACTTACACGGCTTGACGCTTTGGTTAATGCCAGAGTTGCCCGAATCCTCCGCTTTGGCGATTACAACAAAAAAACAAAACACATAAATATATGGACACCAAGTATTTAGCCCCATCTCCAGATGACCTTAAAACCATGATTTGCGGTATCATTGACCGTGTTATGGAGGGAGGTAAAGCCAAGCACGGGGAACACATTTGGTTCCTCAAGGAAACCGTGCGTCACCATGCCGATAGGTCTTCCCGCCATGCTCTTACAGCCGCAATGCGGTGGGAGGGGGATGAATCCTCCGTAAGCGATGGGGAATCTGCCGTAAATCACATGGAACGTGGCGTTATCAGGGGGTTGTTTGCCCTTGCCAAAATGAAATCAATAGCTTAAAATTTACGTTAAATGGACGAAACCCCTTCAATTCCTAAACAACTCATTGATTGGTTGTCTGATCGTATTCCAGAACGACACCCAACTATTGACCAATCGGATAGGGAAGTGTGGTTTAATGCTGGAAAAAGAAATGTTGTCAATTTCCTTGTTGACAAATACAACGAACAAAACCAAAACATTCTCCACAACAACCTTTAACTAAATACTTTATTATGTGTATGCCATCAGCCCCGAGAGGGCCAGATCAATCTTTAATTAGGCAACAGCAAGCGTCCATGCGAAAACAGGAAGCTCTGCTGGAGCAACAACTAAATGAATCTAAAGCAGCCGCAGAAGCTACGCGCGCCCAGCAAAAAACGGCTAATGAGAGGTCTGAGAAAGCTCTTGCTGACGCTGAAACTAGACGTAAGGAGCAGGAGGAAAACCTTAAAGTAAAACAGGCTAAAACTGAAGCAACTATGGCTAAAGGGATTGCCAATATTACTGACAAAACAAGGGGCAGGGCTGGATTGAAAATCAATAAGCAAATGCCTTCTGTTGGGATTTCAAACCCGATGGAATCACTTCTTAATCTACCAGTATAAACATGATTGATGCAGGGGGAGCAAAACATTGGCAAGGTGAGCTAGGGAAACTAGCTCCTCAAGTAATCAAGGTAAATGGACATCATTACGAGAGAACTGAGTTTGGTGGCCCTTGGAAGTCTTTTGATCCAGCCCAAAGAGCCAAAGATGAACAAGAAGTTAAACAAGCCTACGAAAAACGCATATTTGACCTGAATACCGCTAAAGATTGGTATTCAATGAGTGAAGATCAACGTAAAGATGTAGGTTCAAAACTGTTCCCAACCATAGCTACCCCTGAAGGTGGGTGGACAAAAGAAAAAGCAGTAGAAGCTGGTATTTTTTCCAAAAATGCCCTGTCTCGTCCTGAAAGTTCTGCTTCTTTTTTCAATGCTGTAGGACAAACTGGAAGTATTGTTTCAAAAGGAATGGATACTGAAAACCAACCAATTTATGCTTTTCAAGGTAAAGGAAGCTCCACGGTTGCTTCCGGTTCTGACCCTTCAGGAATAACAAGGTTTTCTCAATTAGCTCGTTCTGAAGGATACTTCCAAGAAAATACAGAACTTAGTGATTTCCTTACTGGACTTGGTAGAGAATCCAAAATGGAAATTACTAAAGCGACTCCTAAATACATAGAAGAAGCTAAAGCCAAAGCACTTAAACAAAAAATAGAGTCTGCTGAAACTATGCCTTCATCTGGTGGACGACCTTCCCTTAAACGTGGTCTTTCATCTTCCCCAAAAAATTCCTTGCGTATCGGTGGCGTTGCTGATACTGATGAATCACCTGTAAACATTCCAACCTAAACTAAACCCTTATACCTTTATGCCTATCCAAACTTCACCCAATCCTTATGGTCTTAACGGAGCCGTTGTCGAAACCGGAACCACTGCTGTTACTGGCCGGTTTTACGCTATCCAATGTCTTGAAGATACCGTCTTTTCTTCTGTTACTGTAAACTACGAAGGAGACGCTATTACTGGTGTCACCATCCCCAAAGGAGTCTTTCTTTACGGTGATTGGAACGGATTTACCCTGACTAGCGGTAAAGTTATTGCTTACAAAATGAGTTTCTAAAATCATGCCTAATCTTGGGTTACAACTAAGTCGAACATCTAATTTTTTTGTTGGTGGGGAGTTTTTACCAACTAACCTCTCCGATCTTGTTGTTTGGCTAGATGCAGGGGAAGGGGTTCTATATATTGAAGGTAACAATTTTACAGACTCTAACAGGACTTTTACACTTTCTGGTTTCCCAACTTCCCCAGCAGGAGGAAGTGTAAATGGGCTTGCTTCACCAACTGGCTCAATTCAAAATGGACGTAATAGCTATAATGTTCCGTGGGGTGGAAACCTAGATGGAGGATATGCTACTATGTATTGGAATACCAACAACTGGTATTTAGAGGCAACAGAGTTAGACGGTGAAAATACCAATAATTATGTATATACTGCATCTGGTAATACCACGTATCCTTGGCAAGCTGCTTGGACTGATGGAACACTTACGCCAACTGCTACTACTGTTGACGTTCCTGCTACTAACAACCAAACCGTAGCTAAATGGGTAAATAAGGTGGGTGATCGCTCGCTCACTCAAACCACTTTAGGGTTACAACCACAATTTAGAAATTTAGGTAATGGAGATGTGTATGTTAGTTTTAACACTGACTATTTAAAAGGGGAAAACGTTGCTTCTGAACCTAATTGGGCTAGTTCTTGGTCTTATTACGTTGTTTCAACTCCAATGACCGCTGCTGGACAAAGCGCAACTATTGCAAGATATGTGTTGGGTCATAGTGGTGGTAGTTTTTCTAGAGGTGGTTTTGGTTCTACTATAGGATCACTAGAAATTAGAAATGGGCTTTCGGCTTTATCTACAACACCAACAGTTACATCTGGTTTAACAGAAAACCCCAATGCAACTTATGTGTTTTCCGCAAGAGTTTTCTCATCTGGGTTTTATTTAGGAAATAACTCTACTTTTGTAGGCAAATCCACACCAATAGCTTCATCAAATCAGCGCACTTTATTTCTAGGAACCCTTGGGGGAAGTTCATCTGATAGTATAGTTAGCGGCAACATTAAAGAAGTTTTGGCTTACCAACAAACACACACTAACCAAGAGGCAAACCTAGTTGTAGGATACTTGGCTCAAAAATGGGGAGTAACGCTATGACGATAAAAATCTACAAAATCCATCCCGATTACTACCCCGATTTTCAACAAGCTGTTGATGCGGCTTTTGAGGATACACTGATTAAATCAGGTAGATGTAAACATATTTTCCCCCCAGAAATAGAAATTGCTGAAGATGGGTATATTTACCTCCACGTAAAAGATTTTATTGCTAGTCTTCCTAATATGTGGCAGTTTTTGGCTGAACTAACCGAAGTAGAACAACCCTAAACCTCATTACCATTATGGACATTATTAACCTCATCTCATTTATCTCCTCTCTTAACTGGCTTGAAATTGTTGGAGCCGTAACAACGCTTCTTACCGTTTTGATTGCCATTTTTGAGTTCATCCCTAGCGATCAACCTGAAAAAACGCTTAAAGCTATCGTCTCCTTTATCGAAAAATACTCACGAAAGTAAACCTTATGAGTCTCTACGCAAACATGAACAAACGGAAAAAAGAGGGAACATCCCGTTCTAAATCCAAGTCAACCATCAGCCCTAAAATGTATTCTCTTATGATTAAAAAGAAGGGTGGGTTTGCTCCTAAAAAGTCTAAATGAAACTTGGGATTGTTTTCTTAATTTCTATGTTGATTACTGGATGCCTGACGGTTGGTGTCTCTTATGACCAAAATGGCACTCAATTTTCAGCAGGGTATTCGGATGGAAAAACTGTTTTGTCTGCTACCCAAGGAAGTAAAACAATAGATTTGAAATACAAAAAACCTTAAAATGGCTAACGATTCTTACAGCAAAGTATCCCTTCCAACCGAAAACGGTGAATCTGAGGAAAACGAAGGAACAGCCGCTTCTCTTTACGCTAGTTTGGAGAGCAACCGACTCACGTTTCTAGATAGGGCTAGGGATTCTTCCAAGCTGACCATCCCCATGCTTATTCCCCCTGCGGGATATGGGGAGCATACGAAATACGATACTCCTTTTCAGTCTATTGGAGCTAGGGGCGTAAACAACCTTGCCTCTAAGTTGCTCATGGCTTTGTATCCCCCAAATAGCCCTTTCTTCCGGTTGGTTATTGATCCCTACATCCTTGCTAAAGAAGCTGGGGAAGATGCCGATAAGCTCAAGACTGAGATGGATAAAGCCCTCAGTAAGATTGAGCGTATTGCCATGCAGGAAGTTGAGACTACTGCCATCCGTGTTGGAGCTTACGAAGCCCTGCGTCATCTTATTGTTGCTGGTAACGTCCTTGTTCACACCCCTGATGAGGGAGGGTTGCGGGTTTTCCGTATGGATAGCTACGTAGTTAAACGTGATCCCGCTGGGACTGTGACACATATTGTAGTCAAAGAACGTGTCAGCCCTATGACGCTTCCTCCCCAAGCTAAAGCTCTTTGTTACTCTACCGAAGAAGAACACGGAACCAAGGAATACGTGGATGTTTACACCAAAATCTGCCTTGAGGAAGAAGACAAGTCTTACGAAATCTACCAAGAGATTAACGGAGAAGAAGTTCCCGAATCTCACGGTGTTTACCCTGAAGGTAAGTTGCCGTGGATGGCCCTAAGATTTAACCGTATTGACGGTGAGGACTACGGACGAGGCTTTGTTGAAGAATACATTGGTGATCTACGCTCCCTTGAAGCCCTTTCCCGTGCTGTGGTCGAGGCTACGGCTGCTTCTAGTAAAGTCATCTTTCTAGTTAACCCTACTGGGACTACCCGAATTAAGACTCTAGCTGATGCACCCAACGGAGCTTACATTAGCGGTATCGCTACTGATGTTACTTCCCTACAAGCCGATAAACGTGCTGACCTTCAGACAGTTATCTCTTTTACCCAAGACATTCAGGCCCGACTTTCCTTTGCTTTTCTTCTTAATAGTGCAGTTCAGCGTAATGCCGAGCGTGTCACGGCTGAAGAAATCCGCTTCATGGCTCAAGAATTGGAAACAACCCTTGGTGGTGCTTACTCCATTCTTAGTCAAGAGTTCCAGCTTCCCCTTGTTCGCCGCCTCCTTGACCGTTTGAACAAGCAAAAACGGATGCCTAAACTGCCCAAGGAGGTAGTTAAGCCTATGATTGTCACAGGCGTTGAGGCTCTTGGTCGTGGTAACGATTTGATGAAGCTGGATCAGTTTCTTGTGGGTATCCAACAAGCCCTCGGCCCTGAAGCTATGCGCTACATTAACCCCTCAGAATACCTTTCTCGCAGGGCTGCTGCCTTGGGTATTGATTCTGAAGGATTGATTAAAACTCAAGACGATTTGGCTGCTGAACAAGAAGCTGCCCAACAGCAACAACAGCAGCAGCAAATGGCGGCACTAGCCCCTGACATGATTAAGGGTATGGCTCAAGTTGCCAGTTCTACCCCAGAAACAGCCACAGCCGCTACCAGTATGCTTTCCCGTGGTGTGGCCCAAGCTCAAGGACAGGAATCTAATGTTCCTATGAATTTGGAAGGATTTACACCCCCTTCCGCACAAAAGAAAACTAAATAATCAAATATCAAAATGACTAATACTGTCGAAATTAAATCCGAAGAAACGGGGGCTGATGCTCCTATTGCAGAAGAAACCAAACCTACTACCGATACCCCTGAAATCGAAATTGTAGATCAGGGAGGAACAAAGGTAGCCCGTCCTAAACAGGAAAATACCGAAGATCGTCCTGAAGCCCTTCCAGAGAAGTTCAAATCTGTTGAGGATTTGGCTAAAGCCTATAGCGAACTGGAAAAGAAGTTGGGTCAGCCTAAACAAACCGAAGAAATTAAAGAAGATGAAAACAAACAAAGTGATAGTGAGGAACCCAAAGACGAAGAAAAAGAAGCCGAAAAGCCTGAAGACCAGCCGGAAGACCCCAAAACCCACAACCTCGCAAAATTCTCCGAAGAATGGACTGAAAAAGGGGAACTCTCCGAAAACAGCTACAAAGAGCTTCAGAAGTTGGGCTACCCTCAAGAGTTTGTGGACACTTACATTGCGGGTTTTCAAGCTCTCCAAGATCGTCAAGTAGGGGAAGTTTACAAAACTGTGGGTGGTGAAGATAACTACAAATCAATGATTGAGTGGGCTTCTACTAACCTCCCTAAAGAAGAAGTAGAATCATACGATAATATCATTACCAGTAACGACCCTTCCCAAACCAAACTTGCGGTTAAGGGGCTGTGGGCGCAATACACTGAAGCCAATGGTAAACAACCTAAGCTGATTGGTGGTAGCCAAAGCTCTAGTAGTTCTGTTACCCCGTTCCGTAGCACGGCTGAAGTGGTCAAAGCTATGAGTGACCCTCGTTACTCCACTGACCCAGCTTATCGTAAGGATGTTGAGAAGCGTCTAGAATTTTCAGATGTTTTGTAAATTCTTTGTTGACAAAACGATTCTAATAACCTAAAAGCTATTTAACCGAAAAATACATAAAGTAAACAAACTACTTTTGGCCCTTTGCGAAGGATAACCTTTGGAAAATGTTTCTTAAACGTAACTAATCGGGAAACCAAAACCAAAAAACTAACAACTAACATAGAAAGAAATAAATTACTATGGCTAATGGCGATACTACTGTCTCTCGTTTGGGGCAAGTTAACATTACTTCGGATGTTTACAGCCTTTTCTTGAAGAAGTTTGCGGGTGAGGTTCTCACTAGTTTCACGACTGAGAACATCATGATGCCGTTGCATACGGTTCGCACAATTTCCAATGGTAAAAGTGCTCAATTTCCGGTCACTGGAACTGCCTCTGCGAAATATCACACCCCAGGTCAAAACATCCTTGATTCGGGTAACTCCTACCTGTCCCAGATCCGCGCTGGCGAACGTGTTATCACGATTGATAACCTGCTGCTCTCCTCAACCTTTATTGCTCGTATTGACGAAGCGATGAACCACTACGATGTGCGTTCCATCTATTCGACTGAGCTTGGTCGGGCGTTGGCTCAGAAGTTCGACAAAACGGTTCTTCAGGTCTTGTCCACTACTGCTTCTGTTGCTGAAGCGTTCACTGGTAGTGGAGCCGGAACGACTCTGAACAAAGGCACGGCTGTGCGGACGGGTGCTAACCTTTCCGCTGCGGTTTACGAAGCTGCTCAGACTCTCGACGAAAAGAACATCCCCTCGGATGGTCGTTTCGTTGTGGTCAAGCCTGCTGAGTATTATGCTTTGGTTCAGGAACTTTCGGCCCCTTCTAAGCCCTCTCCTGTTGGTTCGTATGTGAATGGTGACGTTGCTGTGATTGCGGGTATCCGCATCTTCAAGAGCAACAACCTTCCTACGACTAACGTGAACGCTGGACTTATCGAAACCGGAGCCAACACCAACTACAACGGTAACTTCACTAACACTGTCGCACTTGTCGCCCACAAAGCGGCAGTCGGCACGGTGAAGCTCCTTGATTTGGCTATTGAATCTGAGTATCAGATCACTCACCAAGGAACTCTGATGGTTGCGAAATACGCTATGGGTCACGGAGCACTCCGTCCTGAGTGTGTTGTTCGCATCACTGCTGCCTAACATTTGGCGGGGTGTCTCTAGCTTAATACGGTTTTTGCTCATTTTACCGTAAAGCTAAGGGACACCCCTCCCAAAAAATTTGTTTGAAAATGAGTCTTAATTAGGTCTTAATACTTCCATGTCACTTTCCCTTACTTCCAGACTTGAAGCAGTTAACTCAATGCTTATGTCTATTGGGGAGGCTCCTATTAACCAGTTGGACGGACTTACGGTGGATGCCTCTATTGCCGAAGCTACTCTTGATGAGGTTAGCCGTGCGGTTCAATCTATTGGATGGCACTTCAACACAGAAAAAAATTTCCCCCTTTCTCGGTCTATTGATAACAAAATCCCACTTACTTCTGATATTGTTCGTGTCGATCTATCTGCTTACGAATACATCAACATTGATGCGGTGCAACGCAACGGTTTTCTGTATGATCGAAAGAACCATACTTACACTTTTGACACTGATCTTAAAGCAGAGGTTGTCAGGTTGCTTGATTGGGATGACCTCCCTCAACCAGCCCGAAGTTACATCATGGTCAAAGCTACTCGTATGTTCCAAACACGGGTTGTTGGTAGCGATACCCTTGCTGGGCAACTAGCGGCTGATGAGCTTTCGTCTCTTGTGGTTTTCAAAGAGTTTGATGCTGACACAGCCGATCACACGGTTTTTGATAATTACAGTGTTGCTGAAGTTCTTGACCGCTAACTAAATATGTCCCTTCTCAACGTAAATGTTCCAAATCTTCTAAACGGTGTCAGCCAACAAGCAGACTCTTTGAGGTTTGCTACTCAAGGTGGAGAGCAGATTAACGGAATGAGTTCGATTGTCAGTGGTTTGACTAAACGTAATGGGGCTGAATTTGTGTGCCAACTTTCTAGAAACAGTTTACGAAATCGAAACCCCTACGTTCACTTTATTAACAGAGACGAAAACGAAAAATACGTAGTTTTGTTCTACGGTGGACTTGAAAAACCTGTAACTTATATCCAAGACTACGGTTTTATTCGTATTTTTGATTTACAAACAGGAAACGAGAAAAAAGTATACGGGCGTTTTGAGGATGGATCACTTATTGCATCCAATACCCCAATATTGACTTACGGAACAAGTGCTGGAGCACCAGAACCCATTACTGGTGGAGATCAAGAAACAATAGGTTATTACGATGAGTCCTCATTTTACATCGGTGAAAACCCTAAAAAAAACCTTAAAGCATTTACTGTAGCTGACAGCACGTTTGTTTTAAATACCAGCAAAACTGTTAGAACAACCCCCGCAACCCGCCCAGCAACGCTTACTAACAAAACTGTCAATAGGTCTGGAACAACAGCAACCGTAAATTTAGGGGCTGGAGTTTCTAACTCTGTTGTAGAAATAGGTGAAGTAATTCAGGTTCTAGGGACTACAACCCTTGCTGGTAGTGTAACCGTTACTGGAAAACCTAATGGAACGAGCTTTACGTTTGATACTGTAGATGCTGGGCCAGTTACTTACACTAATAGTATTTCTTTTGAAAAAGGGGAACGTCTTGTTCCCTTTGATATGCCGCACACTTTGATTAGACAAGCTGACGGGTCTTTTCTTCTGGAGAGAAATTACTGGAACGCTAGAGGAGTTGGAACTAGATCGTCTAACCCAAACCCTTCATTTGTGGGTAAGACTCTTAACGACATATTCATGTATCGTTCCCGTTTGGGTTTCCTTTCAGATGAAAATGTTATTTTGTCGGAAAACTCCCAATTTTACAATTTTTACAGGACAGAGTTAAGCACTTTGCTGGACTCTGATCCTATTGATGTCTCTACCAGCCACAGTAAAATAACTATTCTTCATAATGCGGTTCCGTTCTCAGAACGTCTTGTTTTGTTCTCAGATGAAGCCCAGTTTTACATGACCGCTGTTGATATTCTCACACCTAAAACAGCTTCTATTCAACAAACCACTGAATTTTCAGTTGATAAAAACGCTAAACCTATTGTTGTTGGTAAAAACATCTTTTTTCCATTTAACAGGGGAAACTTTTCAGGGGTTATGGAATACTTCATTACCCAAGATACTTTAGAGTTTAACGGTATAGATGTTACGTCTCCGATCCCAGCTTACATTAAAAATAAAATTACTAAAATTGTTTCGTCTAACAACGAACAAATAGTTGCTTTGATTACAGAAGATTCTGAAAACACAATTTACGTTTACAAATATTTTACTACAGATGATCAGAAACTTCAAGCATCTTGGTCTAAATGGGAATTAGGATCTGTTAATGATAAAATTTTGGGAATGGAATTTATAGATAATTATCTTTATTTAGTTGTCGATAAAACAAGTAATGAGGCGTTAGACATTAATCAAAACCAAGATATAGTTTTTCAAGAACAATCTACAAATTTACTAAAAATCAATGTTCAAGATTTTTATTCAGATTCTAGTTCTGATTTTTTCGTTAAATTAGATAAAAAAATAGATGAATCTCAGTTGCTAAACGCTTCTTACAATTCCTCTACAGACATCACAACCTTTACGCTTCCTTACTTGGAAGGAGGAACTTCTTTAGTAGTTGCTGAACGTGCTGAAACAGACAGAATCAGTTACGTATTTGATGCGTCACCACAAAACGATTCAGTTATTATTCCCTCTGGATGGGACGATTTTGGGGGAGATTACACCCTTTTATCAAGGGGAACAGCTACCGTTCTTGAATCAGTGTTTTTTACGAGCAATCCTTTATCCCTAACTGGAAAAGGTTCTAAAAATCTGTATTCTAGTGGGACTAGTTTTGCTTCCGCAAAAGAAAATGGAATTGTTTGCTACATAGCTTCTTTTACCGGAAGGGAATCAACTAACCCAATTCCAGAAACAACTGTTCATTGGGTAGTAAGTCAATATAAAGACAGTGATTTAATTCAATTTTACATTTCCAAACCGTATCCTGATTTTTCAGCTAGTTTATGGAACGATACTGATGACCCACTATTTAGCTCATCTTCTACCTCTCTACCTCAAAGCCTTCCAACATATCCTTGGGAAGTTACTGAGTGGTATTCCAATATTATCAATAACTCTATACTAGATTACCCGTTTCTTAATTTAGTTAGTGGAGATGCTTATTTGACTGATCCAGTTAATAAAAAACTACACCCCCGTAGGAACCCTCAAACTACCGTTTCTCTCCCAGATACTACAGTTGGTAAACTGTTTCCTGTTGAATCGGTGTCTTCAATAGCGATAAACAACCCGTATTGGAATAAAGATTTCGACTACACACAAATTCAAGTAAAAGGAAACCAGCTAAACAAACCACTTTGGTTTGGTGTCCCTTACGAATTTAAATATCAGTTTTCTAATCCATTCCTTCGTTTAGGGGGAGGAGGAGGTCAGAAAACAGCCGTTTCGGACGGGCGTTTTCAAGTTAAAAACGGAAACCTGACTTTTAATGATACAGTAGCTTTCGATGTCGAAGTTACTGCTCCATTCCGTAACAAAAATGTTTACAAGTTCTCCAATTACACCCTTGGTCGTGGGGATTCAATTATTGATACCCTACCCATCAAAAGCGGAACCTTTCGTTTCCCCGTGTTAAGTCGGAACGACAAGGAACTAAAAGTTGAAATCGTAAACTCTACTCCATTCCCCTCATCCTTTATTTCAATAGATTGGGAAGCATTTTATTCTTCACGAGCCAGACGAGTTTAATGAAACTGAGCTACAATACCTGTAAAATCCGTAAAGCCACCCTTGAAGACACCGATTACCTCGGCCCTAAGCTCCGTCCTGAAGACCTCCTTGAAATTGAGAGTTTTCGTCCTAACAGTGACCCAGCAGAAGCCCTAGTAGCGGGTGTTGAGGCTTGCGGGGAACAGTGTTGGACAGTTACGTGTCTAAAAAACAAGCCTATCCTCATGTTCGGGGTAGCTCCGGTTATCCCAGAACAGTTTGGAAGTATCTGGCTCCTTGGAACCCCACGAATCAAAGAAATCCAATGGGAGTTTCTGCGTAATTGTCGAACAATCCTTGATGAACTCCACAAAGGCTTCCCAATTCTCGGTAATTACGTATCCCTAAACAACCGTGTTCACGTTAAATGGTTGAAATTTATGGAATTTAAGTTTATCAATAGGCTGGACAACTTTGGAAGTTTAGGGTTGTCTTTTTACGAATTTATCCATATTAAAAACTAACTAAGTATGTGTGAACCTACAACTATTGCTATTACGTCCGCAGTTTTGACTGTAGCCGCTACAGCCGCTAGTTCGTATATGCAGTATCAGGCTCAAAACCAAGCTGCCTCTGCTGCCCAACAACAGGCTAACTACATGACTCAGTTGGAAATCCAGCGTATGAACGCTGAAACTCTCCAAATGCAGGTGGTTTACAACCAACAGGAAGAAGCTCAACTTCTTGCTATGCGTAATTTGTCGGAGGATTCTATGAGAGCTTTGACGCTTTCTGATAAGCAGTTTGAAAGACAGCTAGACGCTATGGATGTCGAATACAACAAAGTTGCTCGCCAAACCAAGGAAGGAGCCGCTTCAGCCCTTGTTCGTGCGTCTGAATCAGGTGTAGGTGGCCTTTCCGTTGGGGCTTTGTTGGCTGATTACACTACCCAAGAATATGATGCTCGTCTCACACTGGATAAACAATCCGGTTATCTTCTTGAGGACTTCACTTTCCGTAACCAAGACATTAAGACCACTCTTGACCGTGCTAAAGAGAGCTACACAATCCAGAGCCGTAACGATATGGGAGCACTTGCGCGGGGTCTTTACTCTACTGAGCTACAATCTTCTTTTAACCTCGCTCAAATCAACGATCCTTCCCGTATGCCTACTGGTGGAAGTCTTCTTGCTGCGGGACTACAAACAGCTGGTGGGGTTTCTGAAGGGCTTAACACACTTACTTACGCTGGTGTATTTAAACCCAGTAGTCCTAGAGTTCCAACCGGAACCCTTGCATAACAAATTATGGCTATTCAAAATCAAATCACACCACGTAAGGAAGTAGGTCGGGCTGTAGATTATCTATCACCATCCACCCAAATTCAAGTTGGTGGAGGGCCGCAATCCTTTTCTGTTAGTGCTTCTAAGTCTGTAACCATGCCTACCCCGTATGTAGGAAGGGCTGCTAAAAATACAGAACTTATTGAGCTTGCTGAATCCCTTGGGATGTTCAACAAACAGATCAATGCACTTTCCTATGTAGTAACTAACAAGGCTGAAGAACAAGCCGAACAACAGGGTAAAGAAGATGCCGTAGCTAACACTGAATTGGCTCGTGAAATATTCAAACGAAACATGGATCAAGCCACAAAAGATGGTCTTTTTCCTAAAAATGCTCACCCCGCATACCGACTTGCTTACACTGAGACAGCAGCTAAAGCTATTGTAGCCGAAGATTTACCAGCATACTTGGAAGAAAATTTAAACTACTTGGCTAGTGCTGCCAACATGGAACCTGTCGGCCCTACAGTTAGAAATGCTGTAAATAAACGTATGGCTGAGATGTTCACTGACCCTTCCGCACGTAGGGCTGCTATGGAGTCTGCTATACCTTACGGTATTAGGTTTGAGGAGCAAATGCGTAACAAACGAGAAACTAATTTTATTCAAAAAAGCCAAGAAGTATATTCCCAAAACGTAATGGGACTAACTGCTAATTTGGCGTTGAACAATGATGAGGACGATCAAACACAGCAAATGGTAAGTCTCGATCAACTAACTCAGTTGCAACGCAATTACGATCAACGTATGGCACATCCCGATTTCCAGAAAACAGGGTCTAGGGATTTTGCTAATGAAGTATCTGCTGGTGTTATTTCTCAAGTTAGAGACGGGAAAGTAAACCCCACAGATGGTATTGATACTATTAACAAAATTAGAGATTCCATCAAAAGCGGAACTGGGCCGATTGCTGGTATAAGCGAAGTTGCCGATGTGTTTAACAACGCTCAAGCTACTTTGATGGGTTTGGCTTCAAGTCAATCTTCTGCCTTGTTAAGTCTGGAAAAAGCTAAACAAGAAGACCTTTCTACACAGGTAAGAGACTACGTTCAAACATCTTTACAGGAAGGTAATGTATTAGACGTAGCTACAGACTCAAAATTTTTTACAACTGTTTCTCAAATGTATGATGCTCTAGGTATGCCTTTTAATCGTGATGAAGCTCGTGCTTTGCGAACAGAAGCTATGGACGAATTAGCTAACTACAACAAACAAGAGCTTGAGTTAGGGGAAGAAATGAACAGGTTAATCGTTACTGACCCAAAACAAGCCCTGGCTTATATTAATGCCATGCCTTCACTTCCAAAAGCCACTAGAGACAGCTACAAAGAACAAGCTACTCAACGCATCAATGTTGTTGGTGATTTAGATAAAATTGGTGGATTTAACTCTAAAAAAGGGGATTTGGATAAACTGGCTAAAGATTTGATGGGTATTCCTGATGGTATGAGTATTACTCTACTTTCGTCGGAAGACATGAAAAGTCTAATGGAAGACGATAATGAAGTATCTCCCGAAACTCTTATTCAAGTTCAAGAACTCATGGCTTATGGGGAAAACGAGTTTCGTCAGTTGGCTACCGATAAACTATTAGACGAACTACGGATCGACCCAACGCTAAAAGACCCTGAACGTGAAAATGAATACACCACCACCGTTACTAAAGTTATTAATGACGCTAAAGTAGAGACTTCTAAGCGTATGAACGAGAGAAAAAACGCTATTAAAACTAAAGTTGAGCAAGAAGAAAAAGCCAAGACTGATCAATTTGGGAAAGGTGGGAGAGTTGTTAGTAAGGCTGATCAAATTTTTAAGTCTTTCAATGAAGGTCAAATCAATTCTGCTGATTTTCAGCTTGGAGTTCACAATTTAAAACAGGACGTTAAAACCCTAGCTAGGGATGTTATAGCTGCACCGGAAAACGAAAAAGGCCCGTTGACTGAAGCGTTTTTCAATCTACTGACAAAAACAGGTATTGGAATTGATGCCGTTCTGACTGGTGAAAAGATGGGTGTTAAAATCCCAACAGAACGCATTGATTGGTTTCGTCAACCCCTGTATGAAAGCAGGGAAGAATTTGAAGACATAAGACAGGAACAGAAAAATTCCATTATGCAGGGAGGTAGCGGAGGTAGTCTTGTGGACTTTGTTATCCGTGAGGAAGCTGGGCCAGACGGAAAATCGTTTTATTCAACCCCCACACCTGACCACAAACAAAATAGTATTGGTTACGGAACCGAAGCTAGGGGGCCAAATGACCGAGTAACCCCAGTGGAAGCCAGACGTAGGCTTGAAGAAGCTTTAGGAATAAGAGCAATAGCGATTGATTCAGCCCTAGACAAAGTTGGACTTATTTTAAGTGAAAACGAACGTAACGCTTTGATTTCTTTCCACTTTAACACTGGTAAGGGTGAGCAAGTTATCCTTAACTCTGGTGGGGACAAAGCACTTATCAGAAGCGCACTATCACCAATTAACTCTAGCGGAACAAATAAAGGTCAATATGTCCACGTAACACGAACTCCCGATGGAAGACTCCTTTCAGTTCCTAAAGTCCTGTCGGGTTTGGTTGATCGTCGTCAAAGAGAACTTGACTTGTTTGACGGTAAATCCTATCAAGCACCCGCAACTAAAACAAAATACATTCAATTACTTGAGCAGCTAGGAATCGAACCTAATTCAGAAAAAGAAAAACTCTTTGTTAAAACTCAAGTAAAATTGATTGATAAACTTAACTTTAAGCCTTAATGAATCCTACTCCTACCATTCTTGATAACGCTGAAAGTCTTGATGACATCCTAAATAACGACATTGCTGCGACTACCGCTACTAAAGAGATGCTTGATGCTGCTTTGGCGGCAGAAGAAGGTAGGGAATACGTCCCACCAAATCCCCAGCCCACCCCAACCCCCACCCCAACCCCAACTCCCGAACCCACCCCTGCTGAATTCGCAACGGCAGCACAGGCTTACGAGGAAATAAACACGGATTTGGGAATTTCTGTTGGGGGTGAACAACCCGCACCTAGTGATAAATCAGCTTTGGAAGAAACTAAGGACTCGGCTATGGCTTTTGCAGCAAACGCCGCTAACACAGTTGCCCCAACTACGGCTGCTATGGCTGCTTTCCCTTATGGTATGACTGGTGGTGCTGCTATTGGTGGCCCTGCTGCTCCGGTTACAGGTATTATTGGTGGTTTAGGTGCTGCTGGTCTTGCTTATTGGGCTACTTCTGCGGCTCAAGAAGCGGCTCTTGAGACTGTTGCTCCAGAATCTTACGCTAATTTCAAACAATACCTAGAAACGGCTAAAGAAGAATACCCTGTATCGTCTTTTCTTGGAGAAACGATGGGTGGTCAACGTGGGGTGATGAAAATGAGCATTTCGGGTGTCAAAGAAGCTATGTCTTTTGGCCGTCAGTTGATGGGACGGGGATTCAGTCGGGAAGAATTACTCACAAAATCTAACCAGTATCGAATGGACAACTTCATCAATGTTGTCTTTGGTGCGGGAACTGAAATGGCTGCTGAAGCTGCCCGTCAATTCACAGAAGAAGGTAAGATTGACCTCCCACTTCTCGGCATGGCTACGGTTGTGGGGGCAACAATGAACAAACCTACCGCTTTGGGTAGTAAATTGACCAATGCTTTGCCGTTTAAGCCTGATTTCAGTAAAGGTGTTGACCCCACTATTAACAAAACGGACGAAGAACTTGCTCAAGAAGTTCTTGATAAAATGGCCGGTAAAGAGCAGCCACCACCACCTGAAGCTGAAGCCCCTCCGGTAAGGCAATCTCAAATAGATCACCCTAAAACACAGGTTGAACGTCTCCACGAGGCTTCAGATATGTCTGTTGACGGTCTTAAAACTGGTGGATTTGCTGCTAAAACAGATAAATACGGTATTTCTGAGTGGACAAAAACCGAAACTTATTCTGATGGGGAAACAGCTTCTACACGGAAATTTTCGCATCCTAACTTCCCCGACAAAGTTTTTAAGTCCAAAAACAGTCTGATTAAAGCCCTTAAAATTAGGAAAGAAGCCAAGAAAAACAACACTTGGGATGCTCCGATTGAGGCTACTCCGGTTTCTGTAGAAGTTACCCCCAGACCTCTTACCAAAGAACAAGAGAAACAGGCTGCTATTGCTGCTGGACAACTGAGCGATTTTGCTAAACACTTGGCAAACAACATTGCAAACCCACTAGAGGCTACTGTTCCCCCCAGAACCCTTAATGGGGAGGTTCTGAACTCGGTAATCACACGCGAACCTGAAGAAGCCATTATCGCTTTGGCTCAAACCCTTAAAACGGAGCTTCACAAAGCCAAAGGCAACCCGCTTACCCTTCAACAACGGTTGGCTGATGCTAAAGAGTGGCTGGAAAGTAACGGATTTGGTGATCGGGTTAACATGATGCAGAAAAACGTCAAAGCCCAAGAAGAACTGCAATATCAAATCCTTGCTGCCCGTGCTGTTACCGAAAGAGCTACACAATATCTCCAACAAACCCTTAACAAGTGGAGAGTAACCAAAGACCCTCGTGACTTGGCTGAAGCTGTTGTAGCTATGCAGGACGTTAAGAAAGTTCTCATGCCCTTGGAAGCAGCTAGAACTAACTGGGGAAGAATGGGACACGCTTTTAGAACTATGGGGCCAGAAGTCCGTAGCCTATCTACAGTTGATTTCATGCTCAAAAGCTCTGGTATTGAGGTTGGAACGCTTGATGAACAGACTGCAACAAACCTTGCTGAAAACATGGCAAGAGCTTTGGACTCAGGGGATTATGGAAACATCAAGAGAGCTTTGAATTACTCACTAGAAGAAAAGATTCTTGGAGCAATTAACGAAACGATGTCGGGTTCTGTTATGAGTTCCACTTTTACAACTGCCGTAACTGCTGTTGGTGGTCTTGGTGAAGCACTTGTTTTTGCCCCAGTTAACGGAACTGTGGGAGGTTTGGTAAGACTTGCTGCTACTATGGCAGAAAAAGGTAAAAGCGAGGAAACAAAACGAGCCGCTATTGAGCTAAAAAACATCTTAAAATATCATTTTATGGTGTTTGAACGCTTTAAAACAAACCTAAGAGTCGGCTGGGAAGCGTTTAAGAATGCTGAACCTCAGTTTGGAGCAAAAACATCACAGCTAATGGATGTCAAAATGGGGGCAACTCCGGCACAACGAGGGCAACGTGTTTCAGACGAAACAAAAGGTTTTAGTGCTGCGGCTGCTAGATTGTTTTACAAAGGTTTTGAAAAAAGTGGCAATATTGGTTTTGTTAATCGGGCAACAAGTCGGATAACTTCCGAAAGTTTGGGTATTGATCCAAACAAGCATCCTATGGCTGCTGTGCTTATGGATATTTATGCTGAGATTATCAGTTTTGTCCACAGACCAATGTTGATGGCAGATGAGATGATTAAAAGCAGCAACGCTTATGCTCACGCAAAAATCAAAGCCCTTACTGAAGGTGAGATGAAAGGATTGAAGGGGCCAGAGCTTAAAAAGTATGTGCAAGAAACGATGGATACCCTGTTTGACATGAACAATAAGCTCTATACGAAACAGCGTGTCATTGATGAAGTTAAAGCGGAACTTCTTAAAGAAGGTTTGAAAACAGATGACCCTGCTTTTTATGCTGAAATGGTTAAGCGTAGTGAAGCTCGTTATAGTTCCGATTTAGGGGCGATGGCTGAAAACGCAGATAAATGGGCAAGAGAAATCACTTATCAAGCTGATCTTGGTAATTTGACTACTGGTAAACCGACATTTGCTAAACGATTTGCCACGTTTATGAACGAATCCCCTGCTTTTAAGTTCGCTACCGGAACTATTTTCGTAACTAGCCCACTGAACATTGTAAAAATGATCGGAAAATACACCCCGACAGCTTTTATTTCTCAAACAGTCCAAGCACATAAGTTACCTAGTGGTAAAACTCTTGGAGAAGCGTTTCCAGCATTGAGAAATGTTCAAAAAGAATTTTACGAAGCTATGCAATCTGACGATGAGTTTAGAAAAAATCAAGCTGTTGGTCGTCAAATTACAGGGCTTTTTATGTCTATTCTTGGGTATCACTTTGTAATGAACGACATTATTACTCCGAGTCTTCCGCCCACTAAAGAAAACCGGAAACTACAAGCATCTAAAGAAGTTCCTTATGCTTTTAAGATCAAAAAAGAATCAAATATAGGAAAAGCTATTACAGAAAGTATTAAGTTTTCTGGGTTAAAAACAGATTTTGAAGACGTAGATAACTACTATTTTGAGTTTAAACGTATCCACGAGCCTACTTCTTCAATCATCATGGCTATGTCCGATTTGGGACAATACCTAAAAAGCCCTGAATACGACGAAGCTACTTTTCAAGATGGAGTAGCCTTAACTGCTGCTTCTATTTCAAGCATGATGATGGAAAAGACTTACTTTAATAACTTCAAACAGATGTTTGATCTAATGCAAGCTATGTCAGATGACAGGAAAGATTGGGGTCAAAAAGTTGCCAATTATTTAGGACGCAGAACATCCTCAATGATTATGCCTGTCATGGAAGCTCGTGACCCTGTTCAGCTTGAGTTGCATAGTTGGACTCAACAAGTAGCTAGACGCTTTGACCCTAACCTCCGAGATGTTGTTTTTGGGGAAAATTACTACCTACCTAAAGCCTATAACATTTTGGGTGAAAACATTGACGCATACATAACAGGAGTTGCTCCTATTGATTTTGTCCAACCGTTCTACGTTAGCGCAAAAAAGAATGATGAACTAATTGATGAGCTTCTTTTGATAAATGAAAATTGGTCATCACCTGAAGCTGTTCCGTTTACTAAAACAAACGAACAAGGCCGTCCTGTTGTGTTTAACATGAAAAAGGTTCCTTTTAAGCCTCTCCCTATTAACTTAGTTCAAGAGCCTAATCCTGATGACACCACTTTTTACCCTGAAAAAGCCCTTAAATACCTTCAATCTCAAGAAAACCCTACCGAAAGAAGTAATGGACTGCTTCAAGCCTACGTAAAACTTGGTGTAACAAAACTTCCTGAAATTAATCAAACAGCTTATGACCGCTGGAACCAAAACATCGGTCAAATCCGGTTGAAAAAATACAGATATAAAACTCTCCGAGAAGCCTTGGAACACGAAATCAATACCCCTGCTTATCAAAGACTTTCTGCAATAACTTTCACTGGTGAGTTGAACCCACGAGCAGCACATTTAACACAGTTTATTTCAGATTATCGGCAATCCGCTTTGGCTCTTACAATGATGGAATATCCTGAAGTTGAAGAAGCCAAAAAAAGTAAAAAAATTGTTGATCGTCTTCTTAAAAAAGGAGCCACTAGAGAGCAAATTTCTGAAACTCAGAAACAAATTACTGAATTACTTTCGTTTCCAAACCAACCAGACTAAAAATAATTGACATCACGTAACCAATAATTAGGTTTAATTTTATGGCTTTTGCTTACACAGACTACACAGCTAATGGAACTGCTACCACTTTTGGTATCACGTTCCCTCGTATCAATGACAACCATGTAAAGGTGTATCAATCCACCAACTCCGTGTTTAGCTTGGTGTCTGGAACGGCTTATACCATTCAGAATAACAATGTGGTGTTTAATGCGGCCCCAGCCAACGCCAACACAATCCGAGTAAAGCGTGAAACCCCAAATAACGCCCGATTGGTGGATTTCCAAAACGGTTCTCGACTTGGGGAAAGTGATTTGGACACAGATAGCCTTCAAGCGTTTTACCTTTTGCAAGAGGAGCACGATGACCTTGAGCTTTACGGTATTTACAACACCATGTCAGTCATGGGTCAGTGTTCCCGCATGACGGATGGCACGGTCACTATCACCACTCAAGGAACTTACGTCCTGTTCCCAACGGCTGTAGCTGCTACCCTTGACGCATCAACGGCGAATGGCATTGAACTCGACACTTCAACCAACGGCTTTGTGCTTAAAAATGTCTCCGGTATCGGGCGGTTCTTCCGAGTGTATGGAAGCGTTGATGCTACGTCTGCAAACAACCAAACTTTAGGTGTTAAACTTAATCATGTGGGTGGTGGAGGAGTATTAAACGCTTCTGAGTGTCGTGCATTTACTGGCTCTGGGAACCAAGAAGCTAAACTTGTTACGTCGTGGATTATTTATATGCCCAATAACACAAGTGTTGGCTTGATGTTGGCTAACCACAGCGGAACTCAAAATGTTACTGTAAAACGTGCTAGATTGGTGGTATCGGCTGTATGAATGAGGATGCACAACGTCTAGTGAGG